GAGAATCTGGAGGACCATGATCTATCCAAGTACAAGTCCGACATCATTACCGATGGTCGTATCTTCCTTCTGGATCACTTTGGTGCCGTGGATGCCGATGAACTGTTCATTAAGCTTCGTTCCATGGTCAAGGGCAACGGATGTAATATCCTAGTCATTGACCCGCTGCAGGCAGGTGTCTCCAGCAACACCAACGAGGTCATAGATGACTTCATGGACCGCCTGTTGAAGCTGGCGAAGGAGACCAACGTGGCTATCATTGTGGTGTCCCACATGCGTAAGCCAAGCGCCTCACAGCCACACAACGTGTCTGAGTATGACCTGAAGGGTTCAGGCAGTATCAACCAGATCGCCTTCAATACGATTCTCCTGAGTCGTGACAAGATGGCAGAGGATGAGTACGCCAAGAACAGTACCTTCGTGCAGCTGGTGAAGTGCCGTAGGACTGGCATGACAGGACCTGCTGGCTGGTTGTACTATAATCAGGGTACAGGTCGATTGGAGACCGGAGTTCCACCAGAGGTCAAAGCAGCGTCTGCAGAAGATGAGTTCTGAGACCCGTGAGTGGGACAAAACTGGGAACCGTAACAGAGGGCTTTATCTTTTAAGAAGATGCAAGCTTATATGCTCGTGCTGTAAGAGGAAGTACCCGCAGGCAGTTCTTGATTTCCACCATCCAGCGGATGTGGTCAAGACGATGGCTTTGGAGTACAAGGCATGGCGCGGTGTCTCAGGTGCAAAATCAGAAGTGGTAGCAGAAGCAGACCAGTGTGTAGTGCTCTGTTCCAACTGTCATAGATTGGAGCATATTAGGATGAAGAATGAGAAAAGTTATTCTGGACATCGAGACGGACGGGCTGAAACCCAAGAAGGTCTGGGTAGTCGTAACCAAGGATGTGGATACCAACGAAGTTTCGATTTTGAGGAACCCTACCCGTGAGTCACTCAAAGAGTTCTTGGGCGGTGTTACACACATTATCGGGCACAACATTATTGCCTACGATGTACGTGTTCTCGACCGCCTCTTGGGATTTGATAGTTCCTCTGTACGACTTACAGACACTCTGGTACTCTCGAGACTATATAACCCTTCTTTGGAAGGAGGACACAGCCTCAGAGAGTGGGGAATAAGACTGAAGCTGCACAAGGGTGACTACGATGACTGGAGCCAGCTGACGCAGGAGATGGTGGACTACTGTGTACAAGACGTACAAGTGACCCATGCCACGTACAACTGGTTGACAGACAAGCTGAAGCCTTTTGGTGACCAGAGCATTGATCTCGAGCACGATGTGCAGCGAGTGATTGCAGGTCAGATCGAGAATGGTTGGCTGCTGGATCAAAGGCAGGCAATGGAACTACTGGGAACGTTATATGAAAAGAAACTTGAACTTGAAACTACCGTCAGGGATACCTTCAGACCGCTACCTGTTTTTGTCAAGGAGATTGCTCCAAAGTACAAGAAAGATGGCAGCTTGTCTAACGTGGGTCTTAAGTTCCTTGGTGATAGCTATGTTCTCGTTGGTGGTTCATTTAGTCGGATTGACTACCCTGACTTCAACCTAGGGTCCAGACAGCAGATCGGTAAGTATCTCCAATGGTTCGGATGGAAACCTAAGGAGTTTACTGACAACGGTCAGCCTATCGTGGACGAAAAGGTTCTGAGTAACGTGAAGGATATACCAGAGGCACAGCTGATTGGCGAGTACCTGCTGGTCCAGAAGCGTATCGCACAGGTGGAGTCTTGGGTCGATGCCGTAGAAGACGATGGTCGTGTGCATGGTTATGTTAATGCTATCGGTGCAGTCACAGGACGTATGACGCACAATAGCCCTAACATGGCACAGGTGCCCGCAGGCTACAGTCCCTACGGTAAAGAGTGTCGGTCATGTTGGATTGTGCCTAAGGGCTACAAGTTGGTGGGCTGTGATGCCTCTGGTCTTGAACTACGTATGCTGGCGCACTACATGGATGACGCAGCGTACACGAAGGAAATTTTGCATGGAGACATACACACAGCAAACCAAACAGCTGCAGGACTCGCTACACGAGATCAGGCTAAGACTTTTATATACGCATTTCTATATGGCGCCGGAGATGCAAAAATTGGTACTATCACCGGAGGATCAGCAGGAGCTGGTAGACGACTTAAAGAAAAGTTTCTCTCAAATACGCCAGCTCTTGCAAACCTACGAGACAGAGTTGGAACAGCTGCTAACCGTGGCTATCTCACTGGGTTGGACGGACGACGACTTTGGGTCAGAAGTCCCCACGCAGCCTTAAATACTTTGTTACAGTCAGCAGGGGCTGTTGTAATGAAAAAGGCATTGACAATTCTGGATGAGTATGCTAAAATATATAATATACAGTATAAATTTGTGGGTAACATCCATGATGAAATACAGGCTGAAGTTCGTGAAGATCAAGCACAGAAGTTCGGATGGCTGGCAGTCGAATGTATAAAAGCGGCAGGCGTAAAGCTTAACCTAAGATGTCCTCTGGACGGTGATTTTAAGATTGGAGAAACATGGGCACAGACACACTAATCGACGACATATACAAGTTGTTGGAGACCAAGAAAGTTCCTGAGGATGTCAACATTGACTACCTTATTCACGAGTTCGGCGAGTCCATGAAGAAGATCATGAAGCGTCAGCTATCTGAATACAAGTCAGACAACCGCACCCTCAGGCTGTCGAATGTTGGGAAGACCCCTCTGTACCTTTGGAACCTCATGCGGGGTACTGAGAAGGAAGAGATGACACCCAACATGCACCTGAAGTTCATGTACGGACACATCATCGAAGAGATGCTGCTGTTCCTCGTGAAGGCTTCAGGGCATAAGGTGACCGATGAGCAGAAACGCTGTGAGGTCGCTGGTATTGTTGGACACATGGATGGACGTATCGATGGCACCTTGATGGATGTAAAGAGCACAAGTTCCTACAGCTTCAAGAAGTTCAAAGATGGCACACTGGTGGACAACGATGCTTTTGGATACATTGATCAGCTGAAGGCATATGCGAAGTCCCAAGGTGACACCAAGATTGCTTGGCTTGCCATGGATAAGCAGAACGGACACCTTACTTGGCTAGAGTATGACCTCGAGAATACCGACCATCCTAAGTTGAAGGAAGATATTGAAGAGAAAATCATTGCACTAAAAAAGGCTGTGGAATCGGATACGCCACCAGACTTGTGTTACGATTCCGAAGAGGACGGAAAGTCTGGAAACCTAAAACTTTCTTTAGGTTGTTCCTACTGTCAATACAAAAAGGCTTGCTACCCAGAGTTAAGAACATTCTTGTATTACAATGGTCCAAAGCATTTGGTGAAAGTCGTAAACGAACCTAAAGTACCGGAGATTGGAAAATGACAAGAGCTGTTTTAAACAAGATGATCGTGTATCAACAGAGCAACGGCTTCATGACCTTTAGGGATGCCGTGTACGATGCAGAGGGCGACTTGGTGGGCATAGGGGCAACCCCTGCCTTCCCAAGGGGTCTGAGCCTCGATGACCTTCAGGCAGAGCTTGAGGAGTTCATGGCAGCACTGGATCGCACAGTTGTTCTTGAGGACGATCTTGATGTTGATGAAGACATCGATCTGGAAGACTTTGAGGTAAATGGGGAGCTAGCAAACTGATGTTTACCATAGAAGAACTAAAAGAAAAAATCGTAGAGACATACGATCCAGACCTTCTGGTAGATGTTCTTAAGGTGACCACAGAGGAGCTAGTCGAGGTGTTGACAGATCATATCGTTGACATGGCAGACTTCTTTGAAAAGGAGTTTGCAGAAGATGCTGAAGAATAACCTAAGATGGAAGAATGCAACGAACATCACAAACTACGTAAGTCGGCTTGAGGACTTCTTAGGTTTTATTTACTTAATTGAAATGGAGAACGGAGAATACTATGTCGGAAGAAAACAATTTTGGGCTAAAAGAGGCAATGGATGGGTTGAAAATGATTGGCGACAATACTGTAGCAGCAGTAAAACAATACAGCGCACTCCAGAATGTATTGTTAGAAAGACTATACTCGCTATCTTTAAGTCCAAATCAGCCATTAGATTTGCAGAAGCATATGGAATCATCAATTCAGGGGCTTATCTCGACACAGACAAAGGTCTTAACTGGAGCTTTGAAGGGTCTCGAGGAACAATCAAAATGGACGAAGAAGATGCTGAACAGTTTAAACGCCTAAGTGCTTGGTGCACCCGCTGGAAAAAGAAAAGAGAAAAGGAACAATGAATACATACGAAACTTTTATCGCCAAAAGCCGCTACAGCCGCTTCCTAGATGACAAACAACGCCGTGAGCACTGGCCTGAGACGGTCAGCCGCTACATGACGTTCATCGACAAGCAGCTGTCCTCTAAGCATGGATATGTGATGCCTGAGGAGCTTCACGAAGAACTTCATGCTGCCATCCTGAACCGTGAAGTAATGCCTTCTATGCGGGCTGTAATGACCGCTGGTGAGGCTTTGGACCGTGACAATACCGCAGGGTACAACTGCAGCTACTTGCCCGTGGATGACGTTAAATCGTTTGACGAAGCCATGTATATCCTCCTGTGTGGTACAGGTGTAGGCTTTAGTGTCGAGAGCAAGTACGTCAACAAGCTGCCTGAAGTACCAGCATTGTTGTTTAACAGCCACACCAACATCGTGGTTCGTGATAGTAAAGCAGGCTGGGCTAAAAGCCTTCGTCAGTTAATTGCTCTGTTATACTCTGGTGAAATCCCGACATGGGATGTATCCAAGGTACGTCCTGCGGGTGCTCGACTGAAGACCTTTGGTGGTCGTGCGTCAGGTCCCGGACCACTGGAAGACCTGTTCAAGTTTGTTGTCGGTAAGTTCAAGGGTGCCACAGGTCGTAAGCTGACCAGCCTCGAGTGCCACGACATCATGTGTAAGATTGGTGAAGTAGTTGTGGTGGGTGGTGTTCGCCGTTCAGCCATGATTAGTTTATCTGACCTGACAGATGACCGTATGCGTCACGCTAAGGCAGGCAGCTGGTGGGAACGTGATGGTCAACGTGCTCTGGCAAACAATAGCGCCAGTTACAACGAGAAGCCCACTGTAGGCGAGTTCATGACTGAATGGTTATCCCTGTACCAGTCACACAGCGGTGAGCGTGGTATCTTCTCTCGTGCAGCTGCTAAGACCACCGTGGAGAAGCTGGGACGTAGGGACTCTAGTTATGACTTTGGTACTAACCCATGTTCAGAGATTATTCTCCGTCCGTACCAGTTCTGTAACCTGACAGAGGTTGTCGCCCGTGTGGACGACACAGAGGCTATGTTGGCACGTAAGGTTCAACTTGCGACAA